GACGGACATATATGAAATTAACTTACATGCAGTAGCTAACATGCAGGTTAATATTGGAGATTACTATTATGATGTAGAAAGTCATGAAGTATTATTAGCTAAAACTATTCGTAATGAGTACAATATGAATAAGGTGATAGTATCAACTGATACTCAAATACCTTTAAGAGGTAAGTTCCCTATTAAGTTCTTAGAAGAATGGTGTAAAAAAGAATGGGCTAGTGCATCTGTAGTCATGAACAATGATACTACAATGCCATTAATGGGTAAAACATTTTTCACTCGTGATGTATTTATCACACCTGTGAATCTTACTAAATCATTAAAAGATGCTCAAGATCTTATTATTAAATATTGGATGGAGGAAGTATTTCCTACTAATCCTAATAGTAAGGAGCAACTTAAGAACTGGTTACATAGAAATATACCAGGTCCATTATCAGATTTAAATTTTTAATTAAAAACAGTAAAATTATGAAGAAAGTATTATTAGTATTAGCAATGGTAGCATTAACATTTGGAATGAATGCACAAGAAAAGTACGGAACTTACAAGTCAGGTACAATATCCGCAAGCGTAACCTTAGATGAAGGTAAAGTGTTTTTAGACTTAACAAAAGACGGCAAGTACGGATTAATTTTAAAGCAAAAAGATAGGTTGGCCCTAACTACCTTTCTAAATGACTCAAGAATTAAGTTTATTGAGTGGTCTGAGAAAGCTGTTGCAAATTCAGTTAAAGACATTCATAAAGACATAGATGAGAAATCTTTTAGAGGTATTTTCAGCTATGGAGGTTGGAAGATTGGAACATCAAGCTTAAGAACTATATTTTGGGTAGAAAAAGATGGAACTACAAACTTATACCTTTACGGCTCAGTAATGACTTCCTCTACTAATAGATATATGAAGTCTGATAGTGCGATGGTCATAATTACAAGCGAAGATGATTTTAATTCTTTGATAAATATTATTAGTGACAAAACAGTAAATGATTTTCTTGAAAAAAAGAAGACAGCTACTGATGTTTTTGACTAAAACAAACAATAAACACACCCTGAGTGATTGGGGAGTGTTATAAGGAGAAATACTTATAATAATACATGACACAGACATCCTAACTACAAGACGTTGTAGACTTCATACAAGGTATGAATAGCATTGATAAGCCCAGAAGGTGCAATGTTACGGGACCTGTGTTATATTAAAGAGTAATTAAAAAAGTATGAATAACAAGAACAACAAAGACAAGTTAAATGAGTCAAGAGATGACTTTAACAACAGAGTAAGTAAACTCAAAGGACTAGGTAGCACAAAAGGTGTTAACTGGAAAAATAAACGAAGAAATAGACCAATTTAAAACTATGAAGAAAATTGAATTCAAATTTCATCCAGGAGATGAATGCTTTACTATAAATAATGGTAAAGTAAAAGAAGGATCTATCCACGAGACTAGCATCAAAATGGTTGGAGAAACCGTTGACATTAAATACTCTGTCCAATTAAAAGGAGAGAAGATTAATAGAACTGAAGATTATGTCTTCAAAACTAAAGACGAACTAATAGCTTCACTATAATGAAGAAGCGTGTAAAAGAAAGAAGAGTAAAGGCATTTTTTTTAATAAAAGAAAAGAGAAGTAATGGGATATTCCTATGAAGGCCATAATAAAGACTGGGATTATGATGAAACACCCAATCCGTGTTCTGAAATACTTATGGAAGCTTCCCCTAAATCCATCGAAGATATGGTTCAGAATAGCGCTAAGTATAAGCCGAAAGACGTCGTCCAAATCAGACAAGAATACAGACGACCAATAGAAGAAGTAGATATAAATGACTACAAATACATTGTCCATTCAGTAAAGTGGACAGATGATGGAATAAGATACACTTTAGAGAAAATGGGTACAATATTAGACCCAACAGTTCCTGAAAGTGTTATTGAAATGATACCTATGTACCAACGTAGATCACTAAACTTATGAATTATAAAGTAGGTGATCACGTTTGCATAGCTGGTGGTAGTACATATTATAAAGATCAAGCATTTGATTCATTTAATAAAACCAGAATATTTATTATAGAAGAAATGGATACCGAAGAGTACGTATGTAAGTCGACGTCTGACGGATACGTAAATGTATACGAAGATGAAGATCTAGTAAAGATCTTACCAGTACTACACAATAAAAGAAAACTAAAATTTTGAAAAACCATGACACAACATTTAGAACAACATTTAGAACAATATGTAGTTGAAACACCAGCAGGTGAAATATTTAAAGTATTTGCAGAAAATGCATATGACGCAGAAAAACAAGTATTAGAAAAAATCAACTTTAAAAATACACTGGTGCATAGTACTACTACTGCATCATACGAGAAGTTTGATGCACCTGGATATATGCATTGATATATATCTATGTCTTAGAAGTTCTATCAAGGAATGGGAATCATGAAGATATGCGAGGATAATACCGCCTCATGCTTCCCTGTACTCTTCGGAGACATATAGAACCGGATGATTCGCTTCATTCCTTGAAGTAATTAAACTCTTTGATTGAAGATAAACAATAAATTGAAAATATTCCTATCGAGTCTTTAAAAGCGTGCTGGAGTTGACCTAAGCACAGGTAAAACGATTTATAAACTGTATCAGCAGTTGTGTTTATTGTAAATGTGTATGCATCAGATTAATAAACTATATGTCTGTTGAAAGAAGCAAAAGAAGTAGATACTCTTCTCATACATCCCATAGCTGAATTGGGCAAAGAGTTTTTTATTTAAAAATAAATTTATATAGGGATATGGTAAAACATGAATATAGTGTAATCACAGGCTCAAGTTATACTTGTGATCTGCTTAAAAAAAAAGAAGTATTAATCAATGGTTTCAGAACAGAGCCTAAAAACAGAAACAATGAAAAGAAAGGTAAAAATCGTTAGATCTAACGGAGATGTATATAAGGTCGACCCAGAGCATTCAATGCTTCTTCATAAAGGCAAAGACAAGCTTAAATTCTTACTTAATCAGATAATGGTGGCAACAGGTATAGATGTTACTCAGGACTTAAGAAAGAGAGAGATTGTATATTTAAGAGCAATCTATTATAGATTAGCTATTGAATTAACCAGCTATTCATACGCAGTAATATCTAAGATTGTGAATAGAGACCATGCTTCAGTAACACATTCAATGACAAATGTCTGGGAAGAAATAGAAGATTATAGACCAGATCTTGTTGAAGTATATGAAAAGTTAGTGATAGATATGGATGATGAAGAGTTCATAAATCTAAAAGTGTTAAAGGTAAAGAATCAACTAAAAGAATTAGAGGAAACCCTTATGAATGTTAAGAGAGAGCTTAGTAAGGAGTATTTTTCAGTACAAGAACAATTAACAAATGTCAAAAAAGTTGCATACAATGAGATAGTAGAATAAGATATATCTTATCACTATAAGTTAATACATGTAACACCTTAAAACATTTCCTATTGATTCAATAGGTGTAAGTTTACGTTCGTCTAGGGGTTAGGACGCTTGCCCTCTTAGAGGCAGGAAACAAGAGTTCGAATCTCTTATGTAAACCTAATTATGCAGATTGGATTTTCTGTAATTTAGTTGGTTGGTTGGTTGATGAGGTGGAGATGATATCAAAGCCTCATTTTTTTAAGATCTTGATTATACTTTAGTCTAGTGGCTACGACACCAGCCTGATAAATAATCTATCAGTAACTTAAAAAATTTAGAGTTATTAGAAGCATGGGTTCAAGTACGGTAGCTCGGAGTCTCCGAGTGACCACAATAATGGGGGCGTTAAATTTCTTTTCCTTATAAAACTTCTATGTAATGTGCTTGATTGTCCCCTCTAAATTTTTAATTATCATATATATAGTGTATATAGTCAACGAAATTTAAAATATAAATTATAAACAGTAAATAAATAAATTATGAAAAGTACAAACGAATTAAGAAAAGAATTTAGTGAAATTAAACATTTCAAATTTAAAAGTGTTTTAATATCTATTGCAATAGTTATAGGTCTTATGTTTCTGTTAACATCTTGTGAGGATAAATGTATACAAACAGTTGAGAAGGTTTACAAGAAAACAAACACCTTTCAAGACCCAAGCCTATACAGTAGTGCGTCAACATCAGTAATGGATTTAGATGGAGACCACTACACAAGAGAGACTGCTTATATATGGGATTATCTAGCTGATAATAAAAGGCATATAATTGCAAGTGGATGCTTAGATGCCGCAGATGAAAGATATACTTGTTTTTGGGCTAAAATTGAAGGAGATTTGTATCTAGAAGATAATAAGAAGTATAGTACTGTTAACGTAAATTTAGTTGTTACAGGTAGTATTACAGGTGGTGGTACTTTTACAGTAAATGGTCATAATACTAAGTTAATTGTTGAAGGCGATGTTTCTGCTGAGTCAACAATAATAGTTAAAAATGGTTGTGAGTTAATAATAGAAGGTGGTAGTCTGAGTACTAATACACCTACTATGAGAGAGGTTCTTGAAGTACCATGTAGCTTAGATTTGACTAAGACATATACAGATGATAAAGGAAAGTTCACTTATAGACTAAAGTAAGTTATGGTAGAAACTAAAAGAGGAGCTCGTAGTTTAAATTTATTCTGCGGGCATATTTTGAACTATAAAGAACAGGAGTACTTAATACGTGCAACAATGGCAGAATTCGAAAAGCCAAAACACATGAGATGTACAGATCTAGATTTAGTTAAAGAGACTAGAAAGGTTATAAAGTATAACCAAAAATGGTTAATTACATAAATAATCAACACTTACTTATATCCATCAGACAGTGGTTCGAATCCAATAGGTACCTAATCAGTATAAAATAAATAATATGGAAATAGAATTAAAAGAAGGACAGGTATACCAATGTAGAAATGATAATCATAGGATTGTTATAACTTCAATTAGTAAAGATTCGCTTAAATACAGTATATTGTATCCAAATAGAAAATCAGCTGAACAAGACTGGCAAAATGGTATTCATGTATTTGAGAAAGCTTTACTTACAAGTTATGATTTAAGTACTGAGTTTAATGTTAAACACAATAGAAGAAAACTAAGTATATGATAATAATATATATGAAACATACTCTAAATTTCATACATAGTCGTGGAATTGATTTAGAAGTAAAACAAGGTGTAGACGTTAGACAAGAAGACAAATACATAGTAATAGAAGAATTAAACTTAAAAAAAGAAAACCAATGACAACATTAGATTATTTTTACAAATTATCACCACTTATAATAGCAATATTAGCTTTTAAGTGGCCAAGAATTACATTAATACTAGTATGCTTACTATTAAAATGGTGGGTAGCAGCCGTAGGAGTTGTAATTGTTTCTGTATTTACTGTTTTTAGAATAAAAGTAAGGACGATATCAGAAAAAGAATATAAAGAAGAACAAGAGGAAGAAAATAATGATGAACATCTTAACTAAAAAAGAATTTCACCTAACACTTGACTCTAGAATAATGAAGGCTCATGTTATTGTTAGAAATACAATTTATTGGAAATCATCCAATGGAAATAGTATTATGTTAGGACATTTAGATGTTAATCATCTAAAAAATATAATTGCTAAGATTGACAGGGGTGAGCTTGAAGAAAAAACTCATCAACTATTTGATTTAAAAAATGAATTAAATTATAGAACTTTAATAAATGGATAAAGAAAACACAGAAAACACAGAAGACAAGCAAGCCTTTGAGAACTTTAAAGGAGCTTTAACAGTAGGAGAATTTGAAACAATTTTTCGTATCTGCAAAGAAAGATATGGTAGACTTAGTAAAGTCCTGGAAGGGAGAGAAAAGTTTATCAGCAAGATACTTGAACAAGTTGAACAAACTTCTGAACAGGTTGAAAACATACCTGAAGAGAAGCAGAAAGATGCATTAAAAGGCATTACAAAACTAATGAAAGCATTAGGTAAGAAAGGTGATAGAAAGTTATACAAAGACCTAAAAGAAGATATCTTAGAGTCTAGACATTTAACTGAATTCCTTAACAAATTTAGTGAAAACAGTGAGTCTTATGAGCAATTAGATTTTTCATTTTTAAAAGAAATAGCAGATGAAGTATAAATTATTGTTAATAGCAGTAGTGCTTTTCACGTCAGGAGGATACTTTATAGGAACCTTGACGAATTCAGATCCAAATGATACATTAGCAGTGTTAGTGTTGTCTATCATGAACATATTCTTTATAGCAATGATGTTAACATCATTTAGAATGCTTAAGAATATAAAAATAGATTCCTATTCTGAAGGAACTAGAGACATGGCTAAAGGTGTTGATAAAGTTTACGGAGAAAAAGGAGTAGAAAAAGTATTAGACGCAGCTAAAGAGATTGCTAAAGGAGAGGATGTTAAACCTCATGTTCACAATCACTCACATTATTAAAATAGTAACCCTGGATGGCGATTCCTTAATATAACTAGATGTGTCACACGACAAAGTTATAACGCAGATAAGTTGTGGATGGGGTCAAGTGTGACCCAGTGAACTTAATTTAAAACTAAATCAATGATATTACAAGACAAAAAGTTTGTGTTTTAACTAATTGCGAAAGCAAGTTAATTACACCTGATAAAGGAGTAGAAGTAAATTCGGGAGGAGCAAGAGAGTTCCTCCCATTAATCTAATTAAATAAAGAAAACAATGTTTGAACTATTCAAAAAAGGAAGTAACAAAGGAAAAGGCTCTACTAAGCCTGTATCTCCAGAAGGTGAGAAAATTAGTAGACCAATTTCACCTAATGTACAAGGTAGATTAAGACATGCTCTTGAACTACTTGCGTATGTTCTTGAAAATGATGAAAGCAATAACCAACACATCATAGCATTCATAGGAACTTCTGAAGATGAGAAAGGTGAACATGGAGTAGACTCTATGGATGCTGCATTTGTAAGAGGTTCTGATGAATCAATAGGTGACATGCTTATGCAAGTATGTATGAAAGACGATACATTTGCTAAAGCCACGATAGCAGTAGCTCAAGCAATTCAGTATCACAAGCCAGAGCTTAAGAAATATGCTCAAAGATTGAAGAAAGAAGTTCAAGAAGGCATGGACAATGGGGAAATATCTCCAACATCAAGTTATGCAGAAAAAGAAAGAAAGTCTAAAGGTAAGAGACGTAGTTCTAGTTTAGAAGATTTTGGTAAACACATGAAGGGTATTAACATTGATGATCTATCCAAAGCTTCAGATAAAGAAATTGATAATATGATTGAAGGACTACTAGACGCAAGCAGAGATGGGGAAGAAGACGACGATTAGTACAGCAGAGAGTAATAGGATCAAATCCGAAATACAATCTCTTGCAGTACAAATATCTGAGTCTAACAATTACCTCTGTTTGGAATGGAGTACAGGCGTTGGCAAATCTCTTGCATCTATTAGAATAATAGAAGAGATAATAAGTAAGCGTAGAAATTCACAAGGTGTGATTATATGCAAAGAATCAACCCACTTGAAAAATTGGGAAGATGAGTTTGTGAAGCATAAGAAAAAAACAGTTATGAAAAAGGTTTCTATGTTCCTTTATGCTTCTTTACATAAACACCAGTTTCACTCGACGTATCCAGACTTTATAGTTCTGGACGAATGCCACGCATTAACGGAGAAAAGAGTATCACTTTTGAAGTCCTTAGTGGGGCCGCTTACAAAGGTGATACTTTTATCCGCTACTATTCCATTAGACAAGAAAGATCTAATTAAGGGTCTTTTAGGAACCGTGTATTATTATAAAATTTCCTTGTTAAAAGCAATAGATTTAGGTCTGTTGCCAAAACCAGAGTTAGTTGTTCATAAAATGAGTCTAACACCAACAGGTGTTCATGAATTTCAATTTAGAAAAGCTAAAGGTAAGATTACGAAACATTGTAATCATAGTGATATGTGGAGTGTGTCTAAACAATATCCCAAACAAGTAGGAATCATTGTTAGGTGTAATGAAATTGAATATTATCAGCTTATCACTAAACAGATGGCCTATTACAGTGATCAATCTCAATCAAATAAATCTTATCAAATAAGGCAAGCATGTCGAAATAAATTCTTAAATTTGGGAAGCCAAAGGAAAAAGTTTCTTTCGAAGGTAAAAACAGATAAAGCAGCAAGTATTGTTGCTCAATTTAGAGGCTCTCAGAAGAGGTTTATTTGTTTCACTGGTGCAATAGATCAGTCAGTAAAGTTAGGTGCGCAAAGTGCTGTTAATTCCAAGAATACAAAGGAATTTAACCAAGACTTGATAGACTGTTTCAATGATGGTTCATGTACTGAGCTATTTGCTGTTAAGATGCTTAGAGAGAGTGTGAACTTATCAAACATAGAAAAGGGTATTATCGTGCAATTAGATAGCACAGTAGGTTCTTTCTTTCAGATGTTTGGAAGATGTTTAAGGCATAAATTTCCTGAAATGCATTTAATTGTTGTCGATAAGACACAAGATGAAAAGTATTTTGAGAATGCAATGCAGGATTTTGATGATAAATACGTTAGATATGAAACCTGAAGTAGGACAAAAATACATATGCAGACGTGATGTTGATGGAAAAGGCGCAGGTGGTGGCTATGAGCCAGGAAGAATATTTACCTGTACTAGCTTTACTCAAGAGGATCATAGATATATACTTTGGCCTGATGATCAGGCCTATGGGGTATGGGATGATTCAGTAGTACCGTATTATGAAGAAAAATGTGAACGTAAAAAACTGAGATTCAATGACATCAAGATATAAGAAAGACAAAAGGTTTGACAAGGTTGAACTCGAATGGGCAATAAGTCTAATGGAAAAAGAATATGAGAAACCAAACAGAAACACACCAGAGAAGATGGCTAAATTAATAGCAGAGAACTTTGATGTGGTATGTGATGAATTTCAAATATATTCTTTCTTTGGATTGGTTGAGAATTATGAATTAGAAAGTAAAAAAATAGAGTGTGGATAAATTAGTAATACCAATAGCATTACTGAAAGATGTAGGCCTAACAATCAATGAGTATCTAATACTATTCAACCTAGCAAATAAGCACTGTATCTCCGAGGAGTTCAGTTATACGCTAGATCAATTGGTGGAATTAGAGAAAAAAGGATTTATTAAGCTTACATCCGAAGGTGTGTTTATTAGAGACAAAGCTGAAGTATTATTCTCTGTTAAAAGAGATTTATTTGAAGAATGGCTACTAGCCTACCCAACTAACGTTAAAAAGAAGTTTGGTGGTTCGAGAGCATTAAGTCCATCAAAGGTTGATACCATGTTAGGTAAGAGACTTAAGAAGAAATGGAACAGTATATTCAAAAAGAATATTGAAGCTGAAGAGAAAGCTATCAAAGTACTACAACTACAAGTTAAACAGATGGAAAAATCTGGAGATCTTGAATATATGGTTGAAGCAACTAGATGGCTCAACGAAGGGTATCACGAGAAGTATTCATACCTTCTTGATCAAGATACGGGTGCTAACAAGTATGAAGATGAAGATTATTTATAATAAAGGAGATATATGTTAGAAAAAAAAGGAGAAGACAAAGTAAAAGGCAGAGTTGCTGAACTTAAGAAGATTAAAAGTGAGAAAGAGCAAGGCAAAATATTTTGTATTCCCTTCGAAAACTATCCTAAGTTAGCTACATCTGTGCCTGGTATTGTACCAGGAATGATTACCATGATTACAGCAGGTTCTGGTGTTGGGAAAACCCAAGTTGCCAAAGCCTTAGCAGTTAGAGAGCCTTTAGAATATGCTCTTAAACATGGTATTAATTTAAAAATATTCTATTTTGCTTTAGAGGAATCTAAGCAAGAATTTATTGATACTATGATATCTAATTTTATCTCATCTAAGTGCAATATAAGAGTTGATTTATTAACTCTTCAAGGATTTAGACAGAGTGCATTAGATGATAGTACCATGTTATTGATTGAACAGCACATGGATGAAGTAGAGAGGTTACTTGAATCAGTAGAGATTATAGACAGTGTATACAACCCAACAGGGATATATAAGTACTGTCGAGATTACGCAGATAAAAATGGCAAGCATGTATATGAGGATAGAGATTTCATTAAGAAGCATAAAGATGGCACAACTAGCACTGAAACAGTGAAGGTGTACTCTCATTATATTCCTAATGATGCCAATCAAGTAAATATAGTTGTCGTCGATCATATGAGTTTATTAACACCAGAGAAAAACAAAGATACTGGCAATACAATGACTCAACATCAAACCATGGCTAAGTGGAGTACTGATTATGCTTTAAAGCAGATCACTAAACACTGGAATTGGGCTGTTGTCAATGTTATACAACAAGAACAATCAGGAGAAAGAGAACAATTCACTAATAAAGGTGAAAGTATTCAGAAAAAGACTGAACCCTCACTGGCAGGATTTGCTAATAACAAAGAAATACAGCGTGATGCTAAAGTAATTATAGGTGTGTATTCACCTGATAGATATGGATTTGAAGATTATCATGGATATGATATAAGAAGATTTAGAGATACATTCAGAGCAGTAGTTATTCTGAAGAATAGATTTGGACCTCCTAATAAATATCATCACTTCTTATTTGATGGTGCAACTAACAGGTTTGTTGAGTTGCCAGCACCTAATGAATCACATGATTTGCTTAAATTTGAAGCAACAGCTGATAAATTATTAGGTAGAACTGGCGCGCCTAAACCTAAAAAGAATTTTGGAATATGATAGGTAATAAAAGAGAATCTGAAGGTTATGGAAATCCTGAATTTTTTACATTAGGAGATGACATAGATGATCAAAGAATAAGAAGAGATAGTGTTGTTAAGTATTTTGGCACCACTGATCAAAAGGAAGGATACAAGATAAAAGTATTAGTGTCTACCGGAGACTCAATATCATTTACAAGTCCAGACAAAGATATTATAAAAAGAACACTTGCCAAATTAGACAAGTTATTTAATGTAAATAAGATATGAATGAAGAGAGAGAATGTGCAGTGATTGATGAACCTCTTGTGAAAAAGGTTTGTGATAGTTGTGGATCAGATGATATTGAACATAGAAGATGGGTAAATGTAAACACCTTAGAGATTACAGATGCAGGTATAGAGGGTTGTCAAGACAATTGGTGTAACACCTGTCAATGCAACACAGATCATGTATTAGAAGAAGATTATATAGAAAGAGAAGATTAATGTTGACAAAAAAAGAAAGTAAAGTACTAACGCTATATAAAAAAGATAGCAAAGGTAAAATTAGATATCTCACAATTGAAGCTCTTGATGATGAGGTTATTCAAAAGAGTGGATTGCAAGGAGGAGCAGAAGTAGTTAATATAAGTAAGTGTTCTGGAAAGAATCTTGGAAGATCCAATGAAACTTTACCAGAAGAACAAGCTGTATTGGTGGCTAAAGCTAAATATACAAAGAAGCTTAAGGAAGGGTATTTTGTAGCAATTACAGACGCTCTAAAGAGTGTAGTTATATTGCCAATGCTTGCTAAGGTATTTGAAAAAGAGAAAAATAAAGTAATATACCCTTGTTATGCACAGCCTAAATTAGATGGTATGCGTGGACTAGGAGATTGTGATCAAAATACACTAACATCTAGATCTGGAAATAATATTGAGACATTGGGACACATCACTGATGCTTTTCCTTTATTAACATCAATTAATGGATTAGTTTTAGATGGTGAGTTGTATGCTCATGGATTAAGTTTCCAAGAGAACATGCGTATTATTAAAAAGGAAAGACCTGAAACTATTAATGTAAAGTATCATGTTTATGACTGTATATCTGATAAGCCTTTTGCTGAAAGATATGAGTTAATAAAGAATATATGTCTTAACAATACAATGTTAGAGTTAGTTGAGACTATCGAAATAGTTGATGAGGATCAATTAATGAAGTATCATTCTGTTAATATAGCAAGAGGTTACGAAGGAACTATTGTACGTTGGGGTGAAGAAGAGTATAAACTTAATGGTAGAAGCTCTAATTTATTGAAATTAAAAGACTTTGATGATTTAGCTTTAACTCTTATGGATGTAGAGGTTTCTGAGAAAAGACCCACACATGGTAAGCCTATATTCTTTTGGGATGGGGCTGAGAATAACAGATTAGGAGCGGGATTATCAATCTCACACGCAGAAGCTGAAGACTTGCTAGCCAATAAAGCTGAGCACATCGGTAAAGTATGTGAATTAAGATTCTTTGAATACTCTGACACGGGTGTACCACGCCACCCAGTAATGCATGGATTTAGATTAGATAAATAATTAAAAAAAAAGTAATGTTTAAAATTATAACAGAGCAGGAGATCATCACTAGAGAAGTGATTGAAGTAGGAGTGTCCTTATTAGAGTACATTGGATACAAGGTTAAACAAACAAGAGAAGAAGCTGATATTAATGTAGCGCAGTTGTCTAGAAGATTAAAAAATTCTGGGTATAACATCTCTGATCGTACTATTGGAAAGATTGAAAAAGGAGTTTGCTCTCTAAAAATAGAGGATTTGCAAGCTATTTCAAATTTCTTTGAAGTAAAAATGAGTACATTCTTCCCTGAAGGAGTACTTTAATGGCAGGTTTAAGATATAATACTGGTAAGCTTAAATGGGGATTAGTATCATGGAAGGCTTTAGAGCCTATGGTACGAGTTCTTATGTTTGGAGCTGAAAAGTATGATGAACATAATTGGAAAGGAGGCTTAAAGTATACGGAAGTATGTGAAAGCCTTCAACGCCATATTAATTCATTTATAGATGGTGAAGACAATGATCCAGAGAGTAAATTAACTCACGTTGGACATATATTATGCAATGCAATGTTTCTGTCTTATATGTTCCTTTTCCGGAAGGATATGGATGATAGGTACATTGATAAAAATTTAAATAATGAAGAATAAGTATACAATACATGTAAGTATGCCTAGCACACAGATTAATGGTGTTATTGAGGCTGATGAGTATCTATTTGGCTCAGGAAGATTGAATTTCTATAAAAGAAACTCAGCCGGAATTGGAGTTATAATAGCAAGTTATCCGGCAGAATATACTATTCTTGAAAAAATAGAAAAGAATGAGTAGAAGAAGAAAAAAAGATACATTAAATGGGTTTAGGGGAGTACTATTGTTTATGGCATTTTCCTTTACTTTTATTGTTTGTTGTGGATTTATAACTTTTTTAACTTACATAGCTTACATAGTTAGTAAGATATTATAGAAAAGTCACACAGAAAAAAGGATTATAAATTAGGATAATACATTAAAAATGAGTATATTACAGAAGAAAATAGTAGATATTCCAGAGCCAAAAGCTTATGATTTTTCCGACACAGAAAACGATATAAATTCGTGCGGATTAGAACATAAAACTTTTGGAGAAAGGAATAAAAATCTATTTAATGACTTTGTTGTAGATGCAAGTAAGCAGAATGTGGTAGCATTACTATGTGATAGAATGGAAAAAACTTTTAATAAAAGAGAGTTAGCATTTCTATTATCAAAACAGACACTAATGGAACACATGAAAGCTCAACAGGATCAAGAACAAGGCAAGAGTGAAAATAATAAGTAACTAAAAAAGAAGGAATTAAATGATTTTACCAATGAAGAGGAGGTTTTCAACAAAAAAAGATCCAAACCGTATGCTGATATTCGGAGCACCTAAGACAGGCAAGACAACAGTTTTGGCTAACTTAGACGACTGTTTAATAGTAGATATGGAAGAGGGGTCAGACTATGTTGACGCCATGGTAGTTAAGATTAATAACTTAACTCAATTCAAAGACTTAATGAAGTCTTTAGATGATGCAAAGAAAGCTAATGATGG